ACTCCTTTATTGAGAGTTTCGCGATCAATCCGGCTAAACGAATTGTTGGTCCGGCGACACGTTTTTATACAGAAGAAGAGATAAAAGAAGAGCCAAGACCCGGTATAGAAGTTCCGGATTTCTTCAGTGCTTCTCTCGAAAGATCACCTGCCGCTCCCACCGGCAGTGCCGCTGCACCTAGGCCGAGTCCAATTGTAACCGCACAGGCACCCGTGGCTACACAGCCACCGGCACCACAAGCGCGGCCCGCGGACCGGTCTAGATTTGCAGCAATGTTTCCAAGTGATATAACGTCTTCTGTTATTGAAGCTCAGGGCATAGAAAGCTTGCTAGGCTAATGGCAATCCCTCGCTTTAGTTTTGGTTCAGGCGCAAGTGGGTTATACAATCCAAACCAGATATTGGTGCCCACTAAATTAACGTCAGCGGATAAGACTCAACTATTGGATTACGATAAAAAGATAGCTGATTACAAAGCTCAAGTTGACGCTTATAACAAAGCGGTTGAAGCCCATAATAAAAGTGGTACAGGGACTTTTAGTCAGAAAGAACCTACGGATCCGGGGATCACGCAAAAAGAAATCGATACCTTTGGCGCAGAGTCCGCGGCCCGTGCACAGCGGTTACAGACGGCACGGCAGAATGCTTTGAACATCCTTCAGAACCCTGAAGGTTTTTCTAGTTACTACGGCATTGGTTCGCTTGGTTTCGGAGGCGGCGGAGATGTACCTTTTTTCTTAGAGGCAGAACCAACAAGATCTAAGGTTCCTTCTCAAGAAGAGCTTACTAAATCACTATTACGATACTTTCCGGTACTACAACTATTAAACAAAACTTCAAAAATTTATACAGAGTTAGTTCCTGACATAATCAAAACTTCGGTGAGGATGGCTAAAAACCCTGAATCAAAAGAAGAAGAATCTAAAGACCTTGATTTCCGAGTAAAAAATAGAGCTGATTCAATTTTAAACATGTTTGGTACTTCTACTGAAGAACTTATGCCTCGCGACAAAGAACCTGTTTACAAAACGGAGTTCGAAGACGGCGGCGCGGTAGGCGACGGCATTGCAAGTTTACGTCCTTCGAAAACAACAATGGGACTGGCCCCGTATGGCATTAGAAATAGCGGAGAAGGTGCAAAAGGGTTAGGTTACTTTGGAGAAACAACGTCTCCTAGTGGTCAAGCTGTAACTGAATATTCTTTGTATGACGAAGACATCGGAGAATACCCTTCAATAGTTCCTACTTTAACTTCAGAGGAACTACAAGATACTATCCGTAGATCTTCTCAAGGACAGAAACCTTCTGTAGAAGTGATAATGAAAGCACGGATGTACGCAAAAGATAGGTTATCGGAAGGTAAAAGCCCTTTCGCTACCCCAACTGAATTACGTTTCCCTGTTCCTTCGCAGGCGGATGACAACATGCTACAACGAATTGAGCGGTTTCTTAAAAGAAGATAGCCCCTAACACACCACTTAACACGATCAGTACTGCAATTACCAAACAAAACTCACCTTCCGAAACGAAATAAGGATACGAACCTCGTTTAAAATCTTTTGATTTTAAACTGTATCCAAGAAATTGTTTTGAGCTTCGGTTAAATCTTAAATTCCAGTTGCTATTGTCTTTCATAACGCCTCCTTAAAGTAACCAATCACGGGCTTGTTCGCCCAAAACTTGACCAGCAATATCAATTTTGCTTTTAAGCGCAATTAATATTTTTTCGTCGATAGTGTTTGGTGACACCAAATCAATGTATGTCACTTTGTTTGTCTGACCAATACGATGCGCTCGATCCTCCGACTGTAATCGAATCTCCAAATCGTAGCTGTTGCTGTAATAGATAACCGTGTTAGCCGCCGTCAAAGTAATACCGTAGCCTCCCGTTCGAGGCTGACCCACAAAGAAACGTAAAGGGCCGTCCTTGTCTTGAAACTCTTCGACAATGGTCTGGCGTTCGTCCTGCGGCGTTTCGCCGTAGTAGCAAGCCACTGATTCTTCACCATATTTTTCGGATAACGTATCACGGATCTTTTTTATGTCATGAGTATACGAAGCCCAGATAATGACTTTGCCTTGCGTCTCATCCAAAATAGTTAACAACTCGTCCATCCGGTTGTTATCCAGACTCTGAATCTCGCCATCATCCGGTTGTAAAAAACCACAGCATATCTGTTGAAGCCGCATGATCTGCGTCAGCACACTAGCGGTTGTAGCTAACTCGCCATCTTCTAGTTTAGCCAAGGCTAACTTCTTCATCTGCTTGTACAACCGAGCTTGCTCCACGGACAACGGCACATCGCGTCGGATGTAGAGTTTGTCTGGCAAGTCGAGACAGTCTTCTTTAAGTATTCGATTACTAAACTTATCGAGATTATTATTAAGCTCATCTAAACGACGGTAACCTACGATCTGGTTAAAACTACGATGACCCATTGCACGTTGTTGCACGTTGGCGTAACGGCCTTGAAAAGCATAGTAACTGTTAAACCCCAAGCACTTAGGATTCAAGAATTCGCATTGACTAAACAAATCCATAGGACTTTTGGTAACTGGAGATCCTGTCAGTATTCGTCGGTACTTGCTAAGGTCTTGTAACTTAATGATATTTTTTGTTCTAGCCGCTTTTCGATTCTTAATCGTAGTGCTCTCATCGACAATAACCATATTGTCTGGATTCTTTTTCAAAAACACTTTAGCGATCTGTACACCTTTACTTGTGCTAAACGCTTCGACGTTCATAACAAATATTTTTATACCGTCAAACGGGTCTAACACAAAAGGCTCTAATTCGTCATGGAATTTTTGTGTAATATTAGGTTGCCAACGGACAATGTTTCGCGCTATCCTTTCAGGCAGATGCACGGGGATTTCTTTTCTAACCCAATTATCATAGACACCTTTAGGTGCGATAACTAACACTGCGTTGATCTTGTTTTCTTCGTGGAGTATAGCCATCGTGTCTATAGCAACTTTGGTTTTTCCGGTTCCCATCTCCATGAATAAAGCATAGTGCTTCGCGGCCCACGAATCACGGATCACGTTTAACTGGTGATCGAAGGGTTTGGTCTCGAATTCGTAGTTCTTCATTTTTTTCCTTTTGGCTATTGACATGTGTACGATATAGTATAATATACGTCTTTGTCAAGGCCCGATATGGTCTTTAACAACGAAAGGAGAAAAAATGGACTTGACGAAATTAATGGAGGAAGACACTAGTCCGAGCAAAGGCTCGTTAGAAAGTCTGAATCAAGATGGTTTGAAATCAGTGGCAGACGTAGCAAAAAAGATTAGAGATAAGGAAGAACTTATTTCTGACCTTGAAGAAAAACTATCAGTCGAGAAGAAAGCTTTACTCAAACTAACCGATGAAGATTTGCCGGGGATGTTTATTGAGCTAGGCTTGAACAAGTTAGAGCTCGATGATGGTTCAACAGTTGAAGTAAAACAAACATACGGTGCTTCGATTAAGGTAGATAACCGATCCGCCGCTTATGATTGGCTTCGGGATAATGACTATGATGACATTATAAAAAACACCGTAGCTTGTAGCTTTGGCAAGGGCGAAGACGAGGCCGCAAAAGACTTTGCAGAATTTGCGATGAAGAATGGTTTCGATGCCCAGACCAAAACGGAAGTTCATCCGCAAACACTTAGGGCTTTTATTAAGGAACGAGTCGAGGCAGGTGACGAGTTTCCAATGGAGCTTTTTGGAGCATGGGTAGGGCAACGTGCGACGATTAAACGTAAAAAGGGGAGTAACTAATGGCAACAAAAACTGAAGTAGCGAAGAAGAAAGAACAGGGTATTACTATTTTTGATCCATCTATCTTTGAGCAAGATGCAGGTAAGGGCTTGGAAAACGTAGGTCAGGAAGATTTGGCGCTACCTTTTGTTAAAGTCTTATCTGGTAATGATCCAGTGCTTGACGAGAACGAAGAGGCTCGTAAGGGGGACATCTACAACACCGTTACTGGTAAAGTGTACAAGGGTAAGACAGGTATAAAGGTTATTCCATGTGCTTATCAGAGACGTTTTATTCAGTGGGCTCCTCGTGGTTCTGGCAATGGAGCACCAAGTGCCATCTACACGCCTCAAGACCAACGGCCTAAGACCGAGCGGTCAGCGGAGGACAACAAAGAATATGTTGTGGGAGGTAATGGCGAATATATTGAAGAGACTCATCAACATTTTGTCTTGATCTTAAACGAGGATGGAAGCATCGAGCCTGCTTTGATTGCGATGAAATCCACTCAGTTAAAGAAATCAAGGAAGTGGAATTCAATTATGGCAAGCCGCGTCATGCAAGGCCAGAACGGAACCTTTACTCCGCCACGATATAGTCACATTTACCACTTGAAGACTATTCAGGAAGAGAACTCAAAGGGATCTTGGCACGGTTGGGAAATGTCTTTGGAGTCTCAGATTGAGGATGCGGGTTTGTATCATCAAGCTAAGAAGTTTTCTGAGGACATCACGGCAGGAGAAGTTGTCGTTAAACACGACAATGGAGAGGGTGAGACGAACGGAGATCAAATACCGTTTTAATCATTCTGGGGCGGGGAAACCCGCCCTTCCACCGTGGGAGATTATATGTCAGTTGAAAAGTTTGCAGCCATATTTGAAGGCTTAAAGTCGGCCTATGGCTATTTTAAAATAGAAAAGCAAAAAGCAAATGGAAAACAATCGGGGAATGCCGGAGTAATTCGAGAAGAACCCACTGTAGAATTATTTAAAGAACATCTTGCAGGTAATGGTAGAGGTCTGGGTATAATACCCATTAACGAAAACGATTCTTGTAAATGGGGTTGCATTGATATCGATCAGTACCCGCTTGATCATGCGGCGCTTATTCAGAAAATACGCGGTCTCTCGCTCCCTCTTGTCGTCTGCCGATCAAAGTCGGGCGGCGCGCATTGCTTTTTATTTAGCAATGAATGGGTCTCAGCTAAAGACATGCAAAAAGCCCTTAAGAATATGTCTTCTGCTCTGGGCTTCGGCGAGAGCGAGATTTTTCCCAAACAAATCAAATTACATTTAGATCGTGGAGACGTAGGTAATTTTTTAAACCTACCGTATTACAACGCTGAAGAAGGATTGCGTTACGCTTTTCTTGACGATGCGACTTCAGCTACGTTAGCAGAATTTATTAAGCTGTACGAAACTTATGTAAAAACCCCAGAAGAAATACAGAACTTACAAGTACCCGAAGCTAAAGAAACAAACCTCTTGGCCGACGGACCACCGTGCTTACAGATACTTAGCCGTCAAAAAATATCGGAGGGCGGTAGGAATAACGGATTGTTTAACATGGGAGTTTACTTACGTAAGGCTCACCCAGATAGTTGGGAGAGCGAGATATTAAAGTACAATCAAGAATACTTTCAGCCGTCGCTTCCTTTGGCGGAAGTCAACATTGTAGCGAAACAACTGTTAAGAAAAGACTATGCATATAAATGTGGTGATGCTCCTATTAACGCTCATTGCAATAAAGATTTGTGCCGGACACGGAAGTTTGGAGTCGGCGCGGCAGTGGCGGGAGCCACCATCGCCAACTTACGAAAGTACAATTCCACGCCACCAATATGGTTTATGGATGTCAACGGAGAACCGTTAGAGCTAGACACTGACGGATTGATGAGCCAAGCTTCTTTTCAAAAGGCTTGCCTTGAGCAACTTAACTTTATGCCCCGTTCGATGAAGCGTCAGAACTGGGAAGGTCGTGTCAGTGGTTTGCTATCCGAGATGAAAGAAAACGACGGAGCAATCATTGAGGTCTCACAAGACGTTACATCCTCTGGTCAATTCTACGATTACCTTGAAGAGTTTTGCACAAACATGCAACAGGCTCAGGACAAAGAAGAGATACTATTACGTCGCCCTTGGTCTGATGAAGAAACTTCTTGTACGTTTTTTAGATTGAAAGACTTTGAAGATTTCTTAAAGAAAAACAAATTCTTTGAGTTCAGACGAAACAAGATAGGTAAATACTTACGGGATATTCAAGGAGAAAACACCGTTATGAAAATTAAAGGTAGAGCTGTTCGGGTTTGGAAAATACCTAGTTTTGACAACGCCGATGTAGAGATAAACATCCCATCATTTAGACAAAAGGAGTCTCCATTTTGAGCGATTTAGATTATGACAAAAGAGCCAAAGACATGTATCAAATGCACGTTAATGAGTATCGAACTCTGACTGCAATTGGTAAACGATATGGCCTAACTAAAGAGCGCGTTCGACAGATCGTGAACAAATACAAAGAAGGATTGGTGGATGTACAGGATATTCGGACCTCCGGGAACAGGGAAGACAACTAAGCTACTCAACATGGTGGACAAAGCCCTTGCGGACGGAATCCATCCGAATGAGATTGCTTTCCTAGCCTTTACTAGAAAGGCCGCAAACGAAGCAAAGGAACGTGCCTCGATTAGATTTAATTTAGATCCTAAAACGGATCTGACTTATTTTAGAACCCTGCACAGTCTTGCTTTGGCTCAGACCTCAATTAAGTTTGAGAACATTATGAGTGAACAACACTATAAAGAATTGAGCAATTCGATTGGGATCGTGCTTAACGGCACACGGTCCACGGATCTATACGATGATCTACCTACCGCATCGAGTAAAAAAGATCCGATCCTTGGCCTCATTAATCTAGCTCGATTAAAAAAGGTTTCCCTGCGAGAGGAATACAACAAAAGTTCTGTCGATATTCCTTGGAACACCGTTGATTACGTTAATCGTGCTTTTTCTGATTACAAAAGAAATATGGGCTTGTACGATTTTACCGATATGCTTGAGATGTTTATTGCGGAAAGCGATAAATGTTGCCCTAAGTTTAAGCTTACTTTTTTAGATGAAGCTCAAGACTTATCTGCTTTGCAATGGGACATAGCTCGCATCCTAGATAAAAACTCAGAGCGTATGTACTGCGCGGGGGATGATGATCAGGCTATTTACAGATGGGCCGGAGCGGACGTAAATCAATTTATTATGCTTGAAGGTGGATCAGAAACATTAGAACAATCGTATCGAATCCCAAGTTCTGTTCACGCCGTAGCAGAAAACGTGGCGAAAAGAATTCACCGCAGATTTCCGAAAACTTATCTACCTAGACAAGAAAGCGGAGCGGTAGAACGAATAAACACCATTGATGCTTTGGACCTATCCAAAGGCAATTGGCTAATATTAGCGCAAGCGGGATACCATCTCCAAGCAGTAGCTTCTGATTTAAAATCAAATGGTTACCTGTTTAATTACAAAGGGCATCGCTCAATTGGCGAAAAATTATCCGAAGCTGTAAACGGTTGGGAAAGTCTTCGCAAGGGCAAAGAAGTGTCTGGAGCGGTTGCTCGAAAGATTTACAATTATATGGCCGCCGGTAAACGTATCCAACGCGGGTTTAAAAAACTACCCGCATTAGAGGACGAAGAGTTTGTTACTCTGCAAGGCTTAATAAACAATCACGGTCTATTAGCTACTAAAGACATGATCTGGTCTGAGGCAATGGATAAAATACCTGAGACCGAACGAGCATACATCACGGCGTTGTTAAGACGGGGCGAGAAGTTTAATGCCACGCCTCGGATAACAGCGTCCACGATCCACGGATCAAAAGGTGGAGAAGCGGATAACGTTGTACTGCTCACGGACCTGAGTCCTGCCGCAGAAAGCGAGATGCATATTAATCCTGACGATATGCACCGTGTTTTTTATGTCGGGGTAACGAGGGCTAGACAAAATCTATACATTGTTGACCCCGAAGATATCGGAAGGAGTTATCACTTATGAACTGTTGGTATTGTAATCATGAATTGATTTGGGGCGGCGATCATGACATTGACGAAGATGATATTTTTGAAATGGAAACAAATTTAAGTTGTCCTTCGTGTAAAGCATTCGTATTAGTTTTTAAACCAAAAGAGGAAGCGATTGAAAATGATGAAGTCTGAAGAAAAAGATGTGGACTACGCTGAGTTTTATTTAAAAGCACAAAAAGAATTTAAGCTGATAGCCGACTGTGTAAATAAAAGAGAGTATTTTCAAGCGGAAAAACACGCCATGAATGCAATGGTTGACATGAAAATGCTTTGGAACAGTTTAATAATTCTTAAAGAAAAACATTTAAAACTCTGGAGGAATAATGGACAGGGCTGACTTACTTAAAAAAGCAGACGATTTGATCAAGGGGGATCGAGCAAAAGATTATGGTGATGCTTATGAAAATCACGATAAAATAGCTAAAGGATGGAACGTAATAGCAAAG